GCGTTTATTTAAATAACGCCATTCAAAATAGACCCAGCTATATTGAATGTATCATTACTCATACTGGCATTCATGATATCAAGGATTGTTTGTCCTATTTTCTTAAATGGTATGTCTGACGCTTTATCACTAATGTAATCAAGCGTCTCATTAAGCCATCCCTCAGGTTTTACGTCACCAGCTAATAATTCAGGTTTCTCAGCAAAAAGGTAACTAGCTATTGACACACCTTCCATATCACTTGGGCCAACTTGTTCAGCTGATAAGTAATTACTTGATGATGCCAAATAATCGTATATAATACAGTACTCATATTTGAATACACTTGGTCCATTAGTTAGTGAGTTCAAATTGCCATAACCTGCGTAAACCATTGATGAGCTATTAGTTGCGGATGCTGTCGATTGATAATTTAAATCAGTATAATCCCTAGGTCTATACAAGATCTGAGTTTTCTTATGAGGATCATCAATCTCTGTAGTTGTTCCCTCATTCTCCAATTCAGTCTCTATAAAGGATGGACTACCCGCAGCAAGCACCGAGACAGGTGATCTAGGAACGGATGATGCTACATTATAACCTGCAAGGTAATTCTTAGCATTAACACTCCATACCCTCAAGGATGACCCGACAACACGACCGGCTGAATAGGCTGATGTGGGCAATTTTGTACCGCCATTTTCCAATACTACTATGGGAGGTCCTTGCACACCAGTAGCTGAAACATATGTGTTATCATTAGCCACATATAATATGCCCGGTCCCATCATATTGTTGGGTGTGGCTATTAGTTGAAAATCACCGTTGGCATTGGTGCTAAACTTGCCTGTATACCAAAATTTGGTGCAGGCACTCTTGACTGGAAATTCAGTTGGTACTCGACAAGGTTCGGCGTTATAAGGATCTAATACGGCCTTGACATAACATGCTGTATCAGTGTGCTCTGTGGTGGTCTTTAATCCGGTTGGTCCTCCATATTGTCCACCCACTTTACTATAAGGTTGTCCAAATCTCTTTTCCTTACGTCTCTGGTTACGCAAACGTCTCTTCTCCTTCTGTGCAGCAGTTCTGAATTTGGGCTTGGGGCCCAAGGTGCCGCCTGCACCCGTAAGGGCTCTGAGAGCTTTGTTGAGAGACTTGTTATTAAGCTGTTTATTACCCTTGCGAGGTCTAAAGCTACGTTGAGGGCGACTAGGATTAATAGTTGTATTAATTTTAGTTGACATTTGATGATTGTTTTGATTGTTGTTTTGATTGTTTTTAATAATAATATGTTCGATGACATTTAAATTCGATGAAACAGGCTCGTCAACGCGAGCCACATCGTATTCCCGCACGACTTCAACGTCATTGCCGCCGATTTTATTATATAAATAGTCGTAAATTTGTGAAGTACAATTGTTTTCATTATAATCGATTTTATAAGCTAATCCAGTTGGTAACTTATACATAGTTTCCCACATCTCTATTGTCGCATCAGTATCAATTAAATGAGCATGTGTTTTCAACATAGCTACTTCATATGATTCAACAAAAACATCAATCGCTCTTTGACGTTTTGGCGAAGGTTTGTAGCCTAAAGTACCATCTGGGTTCTTACATGAAGCCAACTTATCAGACATATATTTAATCATGTCAGTAATAAGTGGTACATTCTTTCCCCACACACTATATGCCATATAAACTCCGTATAAATGCTCATAGTAGTCTAATTTTTTGTTACGTGGTTTCACTAACAATGCCTTATGCAACTGTCTGAAAATAACAAATTGTCCATTTAGTAGTCTTATACTATGTAATGAAAGAAAATCCATATAGTCGAAGGGCATTATATCCAAAGTCTTAATTGATTCTCCGGTACCTTTCATTCTACAATTATTATCGATACTATACGTATTCATTATAACCTGTTTGATATTTCTCACCCCGAATGAAGTCACAACTTTCATTAAACTATCATCTCCGTGAGCGTAATTATATATATCATTACCTTTACCATACCGGTAGGCATTCGTATTAGCATCAAAATATACTATATCATAAACTAATCCCGCTGTATGTGACATGTATTCATTGCTCAAATGCACCCATGCACTATTCAACGTTGTAGTGTGAACACCCATACCACTTGTAACGGTATTCATGAACTCCACTATCATAAATGGATCTGTACTATTCAATAAATAATATGCTTTATGATGGTTGTTGAGCATAAATCGTTTGAGTTCTGCATGTATGTTTTCAGGTATATTACCAGCATCAACTATAAAAGAGAAGAATTTATTAATTATGTGATTATGCACAGCCATTATAAGCCCATTTTGGTGGGCATCGTGATTTTGACCATCCCTTGCCACCGTGCATGCCTTATCAATTGGCATCCTATTCGGTATGTGTAACAAATCCTCAGTCATCCGATCACTAAGATCGGCACAATTCATGTCAAACACTAAACCTGGCAATAGTTTCCCTAATAATTTCTTTAACAACCAGCTAAAATAAAGTGCATACCCCGACCCTGTCCTATGAGTTGCCATAATGGCTCTGGGCTTACCTTCTCCATACTTAGCTTCACCGCTCTTAACAAAAAAGTTAAGACTATCAATCATGCGCCCTGTTTGCAATACTTCATTGGCAGCATCAGCATATTTCTTAGCTTTCTGTGGCTTCCTGGACGATAAATATTCCTCAAATGTATATTTAAAATCAATTAGGCCGGTCATATCATATAGCTCGTCTAATCTCATATCCAGCCATGAATAAAATTTCTCAAACCAGCGCGGATCTCCGTGAGGACATTTTTGCAATTGTCTCAATAATAAAGCTGCTACGCCGTTTCTGGCACAGCCATCATAATATCTACATCTATGAGGTTCACCATTGGCTATAATCTCGGGCATGCTTGAGATATAATTATCCAATTTGCAAGTGCACGGTACATCATCGGCCCTCAATTCACCTGCATCCCATTTTGCTTGTAAGATTGAATTTGAAAATGTCACAGATATGGCTTGTTGGCCTAAATCACTTGGTTTCACCGCCAACAAATGATCTTCTACGTGAGTGACATATGAACCGTTCGTATCGCGTTGATAGGAACCACAACCTTCTGAGTATCTAAGCATCAATTTACTGGCCGGTTCGTCATGTATTCTAGTAAAAACTTCATACTTAACCTTATCACTCACCAATGTTAATAACATTGATGCCTTGACGAACCTATAACCTTCATACAATAATGCAATGACACCTAATGTGCCCACCATACCGGCGAAATGCGGCATGCCCAAATATGTGGCTATGCCAACACTTAAAGAAGCAGAGAATACTATATTAACTGCTTCAAATGCTGCTTCAGATTGCATATCTACTGCCAAAGCGCACACATATTTTTCATTATATTTCTTTTCCAATTGTGCTTTTTCTTTAGCAACAAATATTATAGCGATGCGCTGTTTCCAACTTAATGTAGGCTTGTCAACCTCAAAAGAGAGCAATTCAGGTTCCTTAACTGAATCTAAACCAATGCCATCAATTGAAGCCTTATTGACTATCTCAGGTAGCTTTACTGAAGGTAATATCTTGCCTAAAGTTCGCATGCCAAAATCAGCAGCCATATTGACAAATCTTTCTTTTATAGGTTTGTCAGCTTCCTTGATAGCTCGCGATAACTTGGCATGGTTGTTGTCGGATATTACTGCATATGTGGCTTTGTATGCATCCAAAAAGGGTAATCTAGCTAATACACAACATCCAACCATATGTTTTATCTCATTGGTAACAAAACCACCCTGGCTAGCATATTCTCGTGTCGCTGCAGAAACCATTGTCATTGGGTCTTTCGCCACAACGTTACTAATAGAAACATTATAAACTGCCCGATTAACAGTCTTAAGCACGCGCATTTTATTTTTAAATGTCTCTATGTCAAATGAATCAATTATGCCCTTAAACTTATTCACTATATTCATATCTTCGAAACTAATATCTTCATATGAATGAACTTGTTCAAAATCTGGATTTTTTAAAGGCATTTTAGTCGCAGTCCAAACAGTATGTACTATTGATAATTGTGGTCCTACTGATGTTCTGGAAGCCTCGTAAATTGAGACGCGTTTACTGTCAAACTCCATAACAGCCTCTGTGGAATCGACAGATGGCCATGGGAAATGTGAATGCTCATATCTGGCATTATCTTTTGCTTGATAGACAATCTTATTGTCTTTTATTACAGCTGTGGCTTCATTATCAAACGCAGCATAAGTGCCTGGTATAGATGGATATGCTGTGAAAGTGACATGTGCAACGGAGCCTGGTATCTCATTTAATTTAGCTGCTATATACTCTTTAACACCGTCATACCATATAGCATCAATGCATATAATGAAGTTACCATCATCTTTGGTGTCAGCTTTAACAGCCTCATCAACAAGGTATTTAGCGTACTCATTATGTTTAACATAATAATTTTCATCATAGGCATTAAGTTTTGGCCTATATGCCTTGTATTTAAAGGTCTCTTTCTTGACACTACCAAAAGTATAGTCATCAAATTTATGTATTTTAGCTCCAATGTCAATTACACTAACCTTGCTAAAATCATCAGAAAAGTTTCTATTCAAAGTGTTGACGACATCTATATATTTTTGATCAGCAATGGTTCGTAAAAAGGGATGACCATATGGTTTTTGGTCTCTCTTCTCATAAAGCGCGCGATGTTCACGCGTAACCGGATATAAATCTTTAATCCTCTTCTCGGCATAATCCCCATACTTAAAATTCAAATTAACATCAAAATTGGGATGGAAATTAGTGCCCCAATTTTTAAAAGAAATGGCCTTACCACGTTTAGGTCTTGGTCCTTCGACAATGGGACATTCATCTTTTGAAAAGGGCAATATGTCCTTAATCTTAGCAAACAAACTAGTCGAATCAAAATCCTGTTTAACATACTTGTCTTTATGATTAATACGTTTATCTTCCATATTAAATGCATCATCAAGTTGGTCAGCTTGAACTTGGGCAAAGGAGATGGGTTCCTCATCTTCACTTTTTGATTCCTCATCATAATCAGATACAATGGTCCTACGTTTAAGGTCTGTTAACATTGGCTGAAGGGCTATATTAGGCAAATATAAGTACGCATGTTTACCGCTAACAACAATTGAATCCACTTTGTCCAATTTATCCATATCTTCCCACCTAGGCACCCGAACTGCTTGTATTTTCAAACAATTGGCTAGGGTTACTACTTCAGCCCATATTAAGCCCTCCGAATTAAGCCTAGGTGGCGTTTGTCCGGGTATTATATATGACTTTGAAAGTAATTCAGCTGTTACAGTATCAGCATGTGCCTGCAATTTCAAAGTATAGGTTTTCTTATCATATGAACCTTTTAATAATGATAAGTGGCATTGGGCTACCCGATTGTTCAACATGTATTGATAAAACACATATGCATTATGCGCACATGAATTACTAATACCTGGCATTGACAGGAGTTCCACATTTGTGCCCTTGGGCTTGAAAACTGACAGTGTATTATTTTTACCATGTAAAACGCCGGTCCTTTCCATTACCCATCCCTTAAGATAATTCAATAAATGTCTTTTAGTTCTAGAAACAATTATAAAATTTCCACAATCAGCATAAAACTCTGGTATGTGGTCTTGTCCCCTTCGCAGAATTGTGGGAATCGGGGGGAATCTTTCGCCGGTCATGCATCTCTCATTGTATTCACGAGCATAACCGGTGGGGTTGTAATCGATAATTCTCTCGATCACTCCTATTTTACCATTTGCACAATATTCCATTTCACTTTTCTTATATGAATTAATGTGCCAATTACATAAATCATCTTTTGTACTAAAGTCAATAAATACATTAGAGTCTAAATGTTGAATTCTTGCGATATTCTGGCATGCTTTTGTCGTAAAAGGCATTCTACGGACTAAACAGTCCTTGCCATCCAATTCAGCTACGAAATAGCCGTGGTTACGTACATAATCATCTCCAGTTCCGACTTGTATATAATCTTCTATGTCGATGAAAGCTCCTAAAGCATTATTGACATAAGTGAGTTGTCTTGCGATAATTCCGTTCATCAAAG